CACGAAAAGAACCCACTGACTCGCGCATAGTTTTTTGGAAAACGGCAGACAAACCGAATACATGGAGGAAGTACGAATGAGTACATCAAAGTACAGCCAGATAGCCCTTACAGCGTTGGCTCCGTACCCCAAAAATGCCAGGACGCACTCCGATGAGCAGGTCGAAAAGATAGCCAAGAGCCTGCAGGAGTTCGGATTCATCAATCCGGTGCTGATCGACAGCAAAAATATGATCATAGCCGGACACGGAAGGGTGCTGGCAGCGAAGAAGATCGGCATGGACAAGGTGCCATGCGTCAGAATCGAAGGACTGACCGACGAACAGATCCGGGCATATATCCTGGCAGACAACAGGCTCGCAGAAGACGCAGGATGGGACGATGATATCCTGAAAGCAGAACTGCAGGAGTTGAAAGACAACGGCTTCGATATTTCACTGACCGGCTTCAGCATCGACGACATATCGTTCGAGGATATAGACTTCTCGGACATCGACGAAGGCATCGAGGAGCTGGAAGAAAAGGCCCAGGAAGAACCGCAGGCGGTCATGGGCACCAGATACAAGCTGGGCGACCACATACTCATGGTGGGCGACAGCACAAAGCCGGAGGATGTAAAGAAACTAATGGGCGGGATATCCGCAGATTTATGCGTCACGGATCCTCCATACAATGTGGCACTCGGATGGCATATGAGACCATCAGAGGCGAAGCAGCTACACAGACGCAAGGACGGACTTGTAATCGAGAATGATTCCTTCGAGGACGAATCGAAGTTTATCGACTTTTTGACGAAAGCCTTCTCGAATATGAGAACCGTTCTCAAATCGGGGGGGGTGTTTTACATATGGCTATCAAGCTCCCACATGCAGAGCTTTCTGCAGGCTTTAGAAAATAGCGGACTTCAGATGCGCGAGTTTTTGATCTGGGTAAAAAATATATTTTCCTTCGGCCGTCAGGACTACCAGTGGAGACACGAGCCCTGCATATACGGATGGAAAGACGGAGCGGCGCATTATTTCACGGACGACCGGACAAAGTCAACAGTCTGGGAAAAGTTGACCGACATCGACGCATTAACGGAGACACAGGCGAAGGACATCCTGCGCAAGTTCTACTCAGAGAGGGAAACCCCGACAACAACCATTCATGAAAACAAACCGGTAAAATCAGAGCTGCATCCGACCATGAAACCGGTGGCGCTTATAGAGAAGTCCATCGAGAACAGCTCGAAAGAGAACGAGGTCGTTCTGGACCTTTTCGGAGGATCAGGAACCACACTCATTGCGTGCGAGAATAAGCACCGCAGATGCTTTATGATGGAATACGATCAGCATTATGCCGACGTAATCATCAAGCGATGGGAAGACCTCACCGGAAAGAAAGCAGAAAAACTGGAAGACTAAAAGAAACAATACCGTGAGCGTGGGCACTGCGGGAGGGATAAACATATGGCAAAAGAAACAACCGAAACAAAGAAAAAACTGACACTTAACGAACAGGCGAACGAGATCCTGGCAATTGCAGAAAAGCACGGAGTGGAGCAAAACTTCTTCTTTCTGACGACGTTCAAGCGCTACCAGGTACAGATCAACATCCTGAACGATCTGGAGCGACAGATAAAGGAGCAGGGCTCGCTCGTTACAAAGCAATACGTCAAAGGGCGCGAAAATATATACACGCATCCGGCAATCGGAGAATATAACAAGACAGCGACAGCAGCCAATCAGACGGTGACGACGCTGGTCAAGATCATTAAGGAGTTAAGGGACAACGAATCAGACGCAGGTTCTGAGATCCTGTCCTTCCTGCGTGGCGAATAAGCGGCCAAAGAACTGGCCGAAGGAGTACCTGAAAGCAATCCAGAACGGAAAAGAAATCGTTTCTAATAAAGTCCGGGCTGTATATGAGCGCGAAGTGGCATGGATGAGGAAGCCACCTGCGGGCTTTCCGTATTACTTCGACGCAGAAGAAGGACTCCGACACATAGAATTTATCGAACGATTCTGCAAGCATTCAAAGGGCAGATTCGCACGGCAGCCGATAAAGCTCGAGTTATTCCAGAAGGCGAAGATCCAGCTCGTATTCGGGTGGCGGATAAAGAAAACAAAGCTCCGCAGATTTAAGGAAGTCGTGGACATCCGGGGACGTAAATGCGGAAAATCGACCGAGACGGCAGCAGTCGAGTGGGACGTATTTCTGAACGACCGGGAAGCCGGTCCGGAGGTTTACTGCACGGCAAACAAAAAGGACCAGGCAAACCTCATTTATGCGGAATGCGTAAACATGAGGATTCAGTCTCCGGAGCTAAAGGCGATCACCAAGAAAAGACAGAGTGATATATACTGCGCCGGTAATATGGGCTTTATAAAATGCCTTGCATCAGATACCAGTACGATGGACGGATTAAACCCGAGCTTTTTCAGCCTTGACGAATTTCACGCGATGAAGACCTCGGCGCTGTACGACGTAATGATCCAGGGACAATCGATGCGAGATCAACCGCTTGCTTGGTTGATAGCCACGAACGGATTCGTTCGGGAAGGCTTCTTCGATGCGAAATATGGATACTGGTCAAGCGTAGCGATGTGGGAGCCGGGATTTGAGGACTACACCGTCCTGCCTTTGATATACGAACTCAATGACCGCTCGACCTGGGCGGATCCAGAGCACTGGCCGGAGGCGAACCCGGGACTCGGCAAAATAAAAAAGATAGAGACTTTATCTCAGAACGTAGAAAAGGCGAAAAGGGATCCCTCATTCCTGCCGACACTACTCACAAAAGATTTTAATTTACCGGAGAGCGAGTTCGCATCCTGGCTGGCATACGAGGAAGCAGTAAACGAGACGACGTTCGACATCGAATACGTTTCAAAATCATATGCAATCGGCGGGTGCGACCTGTCAGCCGTAGGCGATCTGACATGCGCAACGCTGCTAATCCAGAAGCCCGGAGACGTCAACATATATGTCCTGCAAATGTACTTTATACCGCAGTCAAAGATTGATTACGTCGAAAAGACCGGAGCAAAGGAAGCACCATACAAGCTCTGGGCAGATCAGGGCTGGCTGCGTATATGCGAAGGCGCGCAGGTCAACTATTCGGACGTAACAAAATGGTTTATAGAGATGGTCGAACAGCACGACATCAGACCGCTCTGGATCTGTTACGATAGAGCACTTTCCGGATACTGGGTACCGGAGATGGAAGGATACGGATTCGAGCTTGAAAAGACCGCGCAAGGTCCATACACCTGGAACCAGCCGATGAGGGAAATGCAGGCAGCATTCGCAGAGCATAAAGTCATATACAATAATAACCCGATACTTCGATGGTGCCTGCTGAACACCGCAGCAAAAAAGACCAAGTCTGACTCGCTGGAAGTAATGCAGCCGGTCAAGATGCAGACAAACCGCAGGATAGACGGAATGGTCAGCCTGCTGAACGCATGGGTGGGCTTTTTGAAGCATCAGGACGATTATTCAAGATATTTAAGATAAAGGAGCGAAAACATGAGCTTTTGGGATATCTTCAGACCGCTGAAAAGCGCAAAACAGACACGATGGAAAGAGCTGGGAGCATATAGCGCCATCTTCTCTCCTTTCGGTCAGAATATGTGGCAATCGGACCTGGTGCGCTCATGTATCCGCCCGATAGCCGAACATTCGAGCAAGGCGCACGCAACCTGCACAAAGCCGGATATAGCGAAGATCCTGAACACAAACCCGAACCTTTACATGAACGGGAAGGACTTCCTGGAAAAGATCAGGCTTTGGCTCGAGATAAAGAATACAGTTTTTATATACATATCCCGGGATGATACCGCAAGGGTGACTGGCTTCTATCCGGTACCGTATGCGAGCTTTGAGGCTTGGGAGTACATGGGCGGACTTTACATCAAGTTCACGTTCAACACCACGACACAAAAGGACTTCGTATTCCCCTGGGAGGATCTGGCGGTCCTTAGAAAAGACTATTTTACCTCGGACATATCCGGAGACGATAACGGGGCGATATTTCCAAAGCTGGAAGTAAACAACACTGCTGACCAGGGCATCGCGAATGCGGTCAAGGCAACAGCAAACCTCCGAGGCATACTGAAAAGCACAAAGGCGATGCTTTCACCCGATAGCTTAAAGGAGCAGAAGGAGCAGTTCGTAACGGACTACTTAAACCTTGAGAACTCCGGCGGAATCGCATCGATTGACGCAAGTCAGGACTTCATTCCGATTACGATGAACCCATCCGTAACGGATTACAACACTTTAAAGCAGATCCGCGAGGATATACAGAGATACTGGGGAGTGAACGACAACATCATAATGTCGAAGTTCACAGAGGAAGAAATGGAAGCATTCTATCAGGCAAAGATCGAACCTTTCCTGATAGCGCTATCTGGGGAACTGACAAGGAAAGTGTTCACGAGAAGGGAACAGGACCTCGGGAATAAAGTCCTTTATGAATCGAACCGCTTACAGTACGCAAGCAACAAGACAAAGCTGAATATGGTCCAGCTCGTCGACCGAGGAATAATGTCACCGAACGAGCTGCGCCAGGTATTCAACATGGCACCATATGAGGGCGGCGATGAATATATAAGACGACTGGATACTACACCGACCGGAGAGACAGCACCGGAGGACAAGGAGGATGGAAATGAGTCTGCTTGACAAGATAAACAAAGGCAGGGAATACCGCAAGATGCAGATGGACCTTACCATCGCAGGCGAGGATGCGGGAACCTATAATGTCAGAGGATATGCGACAACTTTTAATGAAAAATACACGATTTATGAAGACAATACGATTCGGATTGATGAACAGGTCGATCCTCACGCATTCGACAACTGCGATATGCGCGACGTTATCTTCCAGTACGACCATGAGGGCCGCGTTTTTGCCAGGACATCAAACGACACCCTGCAGCTCACACCGGACAGCCACGGGCTGCAAGTAAACGCATACTTAGGCGGGACAGAGATCGGCCGGAACCTATTCGAAGAAATCAAGGGCGGCTATACAAGCAAGATGTCTTTCGGATTTCATGTAGAATCCGATGAGATAAAGGAAGAAAACACAGATGCAAAAAAAATCATCTACACGCGGACGATTAAAAGAGTTGATAAACTTCATGACGTATCCGCAGTTAGTCTTCCAGCTAACGATGGGACTGAGATATCAGTAAGGAGCCTGAAGGATGGAGAAATCGCCAAGCTCGTGACGGAGAGATCACAGAGAGCCCAGGCCATCGAAGAACTTAAAACCAAAATCAACACAATACTTGAAAAGGAGAAAAAACAATGACACTTGAACAGATTTTAGCAAGGCTTGGCGAGATCAGATCCGCACTCGAAGCCAGAAACTTAACAGACGAACAGATAGCAGCATTCAAGAGCGAAATCGCTTCACTTGAGGCACGCAAGCTGGCAATCGAAGCAATGCAGACCAGGAACGCAAACGCTCAGGGACTCGCAACAGGCGCAGTTCAGCCCGAGAAAGTAATCCCCATGCTCGCAGCATCAGCACCTGAGACAAGAGGAAAATTCTCTGTTGATTCTAACGAATACAGAACCGCATGGAGCAAGTACATGCTCGGCTTACCTTTGACAGCAGAGGAAGAACAGAGAACAGACTTCGTTCATACAACCGGCACCACATCAGGCCAGAGCGCAGGATATACAGTTCCCACAACTCTTTTAAATAAGATCTGGGATCTCATCGAGGGCAAGCATGCAATCCTGGGCGATATCACCATTTACAGAACCGGCACAATTCTCGAAGTCGCAAAGCGTACTGCAATCGCAGCAGGTGACGCTGGTACCGTAAGCGAGAATGCTGCACCTTCCGACGCAGAAAACAACACCTTCGCAAAGGTTACCCTTTCTGGTAAGGATTTCGCAAAGTATGTAGATATCTCATACGCACTCGGCATCATGAGCATTGACGGATTCGAGAGCTTCATCACAAGAGAAATTGCAGACCGCCTTGGCGCAGCTTTGGCAGCTGACGTTATCTCACAGCTCGCCACCGACTATGACAGCACAAACAATGACCTCGACGTAGTAACATCCGGAAAGATTGTATGGACAGACGTTACTGGCGCTCTTGCAGTATTAAAGAACGTAAACAACATCGTATTTTATGCAAACCAGACCACAATCTACAAGTACATCGCTGGCATGGTTGACTCAACAGGCCGCCCTCTCTTCCAGCATGACGCAAACGAAAAGATCAGGGGCTTACTTGCAGGCTTCCCTGTTAAAGCTGAGGATGCAATCGGCGCAGATCATATCTGGATTTTAGATCCCGAGCAGGTAGTCGGCAACATGGTTCAGGATATCATGGTTGAATCAGACAAGGATATCAAGAATCACGTTATCACATACAGCGGATACGCAAGATTCCAGTGCGCACTTCTCGCACCCAAAGCAGCTGCAAAGCTGGATGTAACCCCATAAGTAAGACCTTATCGGGGCTGACGATCGGGTCGCTTACCTTGACACCTGAATTTGATCCGGATGTAACAGAGTACACCGTTACAACCACAAACGCTTCAAATAAGGTGACAGCCACACCCACGAGCGCCGATGCCGAAATCGAGATCACAGTTAACGACGTGGAACTCGAAAACGGATCCTCCGCAACATGGACGGAAGGCGAGAACGAGGTGGTAATCGAAGTAACAGGCGATGACGGAACCGAGACTTACACAGTCACCGTTACCGCTTCGTAATAAAAAAAGCTATCCCGGGAGCGTAAAACCTCCCGGGAAATTGGAGGAAATATGGCTATTTTAGACACAGTAAGGCTCGCATTGAGATGGAAAAGCACTTCACTGGATACAGAGATACAGAGATATATTGACTGGTCAAGGGCAGAGATTGAGCGTGCCGGAGTATCGCAGGCCATAGCATCCTCCGACAATACGCTCATAACGGATTGCATCGTGCAGGGATGCCTCATGAATCTTTCCACAGATGAGCGCATCAGGGATGCCGCAGGGAAATCTTTCCTTTATCAGCTGGACAATCTGAGGAAGTCCGCAAGGATCCCAGGATCGGGACAGACTCCCGGGGAGGTAGCGGATGATACATAACGATGAAGCAACGCTCGTGACATTGACAGCAAGCGGGGCGACAGTCACCAGGACGGAAACACCCGTCTGGTGTACGAAGAAGTCCGTGAGCTATAAAGAATTTTACGCAGCGGTCGAGGTCGGCATCAATCCGACATATATCTTCGAGATTGACAAAGACGAATACGACCGGGCGGTGATCATTGAAACGGGCGGCACCAAAAAGAGACCGACGGAGCTCATCTTCGATGGCGAGAAATTCAACATCATAAGAACATTCGAGCCAGTCGGCGGCACCATAGAAGTGACGGTGGGCTTATGACAGTAGATCTTGATTATAAAAATACGCTTAACGGCATAGTCCAGGACATCATGCGAATGGAGAACGTGCTGGAATCAGACCAGCAGGAAGCGCTCGAGAAAATCGGCAAGGTTATCAAGAAGGAAACCCAGAACCTGCTGCCGAAATCTGACGAAGCCGGCTCCGGATACAAGCATATGCGGGATGATATCAAGGTCACGATAAACGGAAAGAGGAAAAAGACCGGAGTAACCGGAGTGACAGTTCACGGAGGAAAGCTGACAGCATACAAATGGCACATGCTGGACGACGGAACGAGAAACCCGGACGGATCCATCCATACAAGGGCGATACACTTCACCAGCAACGCGATGGAGAAGGCAGCGCCCCAGATAGAAAAGATATTAGACGAACTGATCGGGAGGGCAACGCATGACTGAGGATAATATAAAGAGTATCATCGAGGAAACGCTGAACATTCCCGTTTTTTTAGGTCAGGAATCGATTATCTATCCCTCGGCAACACTTGAGGTTCAGGTAATAACCCCGGCGCTTTTCGGGGATGGTAAGGCAAAGAGACGGACGGAGGACTGCTTCGTCAATATCTGGTATGAGGAGAAGGACTCCAGGGACACAGCCCTTGCGGAACTCATGTCTGCACTCGACCAGACGGACGGAATAACATCCCCGAACGTCGAAAGCTATTATGACACCACGGCGAAAAAATTCCGGGGTGTATTCCACTTCCAGTTATTACCACAATACCCAACACAATGAAAGGAGAACATATAAATGGCTGGTTATAGAATCAACGTAAGGAACTGCAAGCGTGCGACCGTAACTTCAGACACAAATGCAGCTTACACCATCGGGACACCCGTGGCAATGCCCACACTCCGCAATATAGAGATTGCCTTCACCACAGCATCCGGAAACCTTTACGGAGACGGTGAGAAGGTCAGCGACATTTCACTTGTGACCGGAGCAACCCTGACATTCGGAATCGACAAGCTGACTGCTGCCGACAAGGTAGCGCTTCTTGGTATTACGAAGTCAGCAAAGGGTGTGTCAAGCTACAAGACAACAGACAAGCCGCCAAAAACCGCGATATACTTCGAGATTGAGCACGACGATGGCGGATACGAAGCAACCTGGCTGTTAGTCGGCAAATGTCAGCCCATCGGACAGAGCGCAACACAGAAGGAGGACAACATCACCTTCTCGACCGAGAACGTAACAATGAACTTTGTCAGACGTGAACTCGACAAGACCGTAATGATGACAGCAGACACCGACGACAGCGACTTCACAACAACAAATCAGACAGCATTCGCAGCAAGTCCTGATATTTAATCAATAAAAACAAGGAGGCATTATGGCTAAGAAGATCATGACCTGCAAGGCTGCCCCCGAAATAGAGCTACAATTCGACGGGGGAGAGGCAATTCTCCTCCGTTTTGATATAAGATGCCTGTCCAGCATCCAGGAGCTCGAGGGCGGCCTTAAAGATTTTTTAAAACGAGGAATACCGGAGATGGCGGCGGTTATCATATACGCAGCCGGTAAGGACATAAACAAGGACTTCGATGAGGACAAGGCCCGGGAAATTGTCGCCAATATGTCAATCGAAAATATAACGGAGATAATAAAGACCTTCCAGGAATCGGTGGGAGTAAAAGGCGGCGAAGAAGAAGCAAAAAAACTTCTGGCGCAGATCCTGGGAGCGAAATAGAAATAGATTTCGATTCGCTTTACTATCTATACACAGTCAAGCTCGGACTGGACGAGGACGGCTTCTTCAGGTCCACGCTTCCGAGGGTGCTGTATCTGGTAGATAAATGGAGCGAGGAGGAAAAGACAAAAGCCGCAGCGTTATCCGGTCAAAAAATACCGGAACCGCCCAGGACTGCGCGGAGCATCAAGGAGGTTTTAAAGGGATATGGCATCTAATAAGAGAACGATATACCTCGGACTGGATTACTCACAGTTCACGGGCGGGGTAACAGAAATAAATCGAAAAATGGGACTTCTCGATGCCGAATTTAGACTGGCCACACAGCAGGCCAAGAATTACGGAAGCGAGACGGACCAGCTCGGCATCAAAACCGAATACCTGACGCAGAAAATCGCACTGCAGAGCCAGAAGGTCGAGGAAGCGAAAAAGGCATACGACAATGCCATGAAATCAAACCAGGCGAGCCAGAAGGAAATCGATGCCCTGGACAAAAAGCTATTAGACGAAAGGCTGAAACTTGAACAGCTGAACGGACAGCTGCAGGAAAACAAGGAAAAGACCGACAAGGCGACCGGAGCAAACAAGAGCTTCGGGGACGAGATCAGGGACGTGGCATCATCCCTCGGCCTGAACATATCCCCGGCATTGGAGAAGCTGGCGAAGAAGTTCGACGGAGTATCCGCAGCAGTAGGGAATGCGGTCCTGGCGATCGGGGCAATGATCACCGGACTTGTAAAATGCAGCGTGGCAGCAGCCGAGAACGCAGACGAACTTCTGACGCTTGCATCGACAACCGGACTGACAACAGACGAACTGCAGAAACTACAATACGCTTCAAACTTTGTCGATGTTGAGTTCAACACGATGGTGGGGCTTACTACCAAGCTCGAGCAGGTGATGATCAAGGCAAGGAACGGAGCCGATGGAGCCGCCGATGTATTCAAAAAGCTGCACATCAGGGTAAAGGATTCCAGAGGAGCGCTGAGAGATCAGAACGAAGTGTTCATGGAAGCAATCGACGCGCTCGGCAAGGTCAAGAACTCGACCGAGAGGGACGCGCTGGCTTTTGAGCTTTTCGGAAAATCAGCAAAGGAACTCAATCCCTTAATCGAGAAGGGAAGCAAGGGACTGCAAGAGCTATATGAGGAAGCGGACAAGCTCGGCATCGTAATGAGCGGAGACGACCTGCAGGCATTGGGAGAACTTCAGGACGCATTCGACAAATTCGACGCGACAACCGAAGCCTTAAAGAACAGCCTGGGGCTTGCCCTTCTGCCAATCCTTACGGCGCTGTTTGAGGCGATATCATCCATCCCGACACCGGTCCTGAAAACACTGGTAATATTGGCGGGAATGGTAACAACAATCGTGCTGATAGTAAAGGCAATCAAGAGCTTAACGGATACCGGGAAAGCCATCGGGGAATTTTTCAAGACCTTTTCACTTTCCGGAGCAAAGACAGCTGCGATCATCATCGGAGTTGTGGCTGCATTGATAGCCCTCGCCGCAATCATAGCCGTTATTATAGGCAAATCGGACGATTTGAACCGCTCAATGGACGCAATAGGGAAAAGTACCCAGAACGTGACTGACACGGTAAATGGGGCACAGGCGGCCGTCAACAGGACGAATGTCAATTACACGATGCGGAACGCATCAGGAACCGACAACTTCCCGGGAGGAAAGACCTGGGTGGGCGAATCCGGTCCGGAGCTTGTAACACTGCCGAAGGGATCCAAGATCACACCGGCAAACGAAGCAGCCGCAGCAGGAACGACGATAAACAATTATAACATAACCATTCCGGCGAATACCGTACACGATTTTAATCGCGTCGTTGAATTAGCGCAGCAGCAGAGAATGGGACTGAGGAGGACATAACATGGGATCAGCACTATTAACCATAAGCAAAGGTACATGGATATATCAAAATAACCAGACTCCTCATACATCTGACAACTTGATGCGAAGCAGTATATATACACAAATGTATACCGCAGTGGCGCAGTTTGTTATTCCACAAAGTCTCCGATACAAAAGATTTGTCAGTGCGACTTTGATATTTTATACAACGTCCCGAGGCGGGGAAACAGAAAGTCAAGGTCGGGGCTGTCGATTATCAGCATATAAAACGGGTGACACATTAGACGAACTCATCTGGAATAACATGGGAGTACTCGGAGAACGGGGCGACATAATAGAAGCAGAGCCGATCGAGGCATATGCCTCCGATACATTTCCTCGCTGGCGATATATAGATATTACGGGAATTTTCGCAAAGAACATAGTCGATGGGACATATTACACGGTAATGATCAACGCATGGCCTGGATTATCTACACCCGGAAATTATTGTGGAATTGGAAATGCATCCCTCACAGATTATGAGACTAAATTATCCGTAACATATGAGGACGTGCCACAGCTTCCACCTGCTCCATCATATCCCGTCGGAACATATGTAAGCGAAAACACAGACCTGCTTTTTGCATGGAACTGGGAAAGCAATACACCGGCAACGCAGGCAGCAGTGCAACTCGAATATAAACTAAAGACTGCAGAGAGCTGGACAACGGTCAGCCTGACGCAGACAAACCACACATATTTATTAACCGGCGGACTTGCGCAAGGAGTATATCAGTGGAGGATCAAGGGCACGAACGATGCCGGAGAAGTATCGGATTACTCTTCCATCGCAGAATTTAACGTAGTAGGCCAGCCCGCAGCTCCGGTGATTGACAACGTACCCAACAAGGCGCTGACAACGATTACATGGGCCACAACGGACCAGAACGCATTCGACATACAAATAATTGATTCGAATAACAAAACGGTCATAAATGACAGCGTAGCATCGTCTGTGGCCAGCTATAAACCGAACATATTCTTAAAAGGCTCATACACCGCAAAAGTCAGGGTGAGAAATTCGACCGGGCTTGTATCCGACTGGGGAACGAAAGCCTTCACGATAAACGCAGCAGGACCAAGCAAACCCACGATTAGACTTTTTCAGGATGATACACAGATCACAATCGAAACAGATACCGCAGCAAGTACAAATTATGCGGTGATCAGACAGGAAGGCGAGGACGGAGCCGAGGAGATCCTGGGCACGATGACAGCCGGGAAATTTACCGATTCGACATTCGGATTTGACAGACAATACAAATACATCGTGAGAGCATGTGCGACTGGAGGATATACCGATTCAGATCCCGAAAGAGTATGCTATCCCAAAATATCCATAGTCCTGCAGACAGAGGACGATGAGCTGGAAATCGACAAATCAGAAGAAATATATCTGCCATATACGGAGGACATCACCGGGGAAATGGCAGTATATAACTGCATCGGACGGGAACTTCCGGTGGTCGAGCATGGGGCTTTTGAATCAAGGGCCTTCAAAACAAGGCTTTATATTGAGGACGAGGACCAGAAGGAAAGGCTCGTGGCAATGTCAAGAAAGGACCGCATATATTACCGCGATTATTCCGGGCGGGCATTCCCCGTGGCAATACAGCCGCCGATTACTTTCGCACGATGGATGAGCGAAGGATACATGGCAGAAATGACATTTATCCGGATAGCCGACACGGAGGTGGTCGTAAATGTATAGTTTAGCTCAGAACGGATACACATGGGCGCAGGCCCTGGAGCTTATGAAACAATCCAGGACGGTGACATATGGATTCGATATCCTGGACAAAAACGACGTAGCAATCGGGGAGGTTCACTCCCCGGATTGCAAAATATTTAATAACATAGACGCAACGATCCAGAGATCGGCTTCGCTGACCATCATCGAGGACAAAGAAATCGATTTCACATCGGAGAGATTAAGGCCGTACATGAAGCTGAAAACACCGAACGGGATCCTGACATATCCCCTCGGAGTATTCCTGATGTCAAGCCCCGCAAGGCAGGCAAGCGGCGGAGCGATCAGAAGGAGCGTGGAATGCTATGACAAAATGCAAATTTTGAACGATGACCGATTCGACAGCCGATACACAGTCCCTGCAGGCACCTCATACACCGCAGCGGTGGCAAATATAGTATTATCCGCAGGAATAATGCAATGCGATATATCACCATCAGAACTGGAAACAGTAACCGCGATGGAGTTCCCGATCGGGACAAGCAAACTTTCAGCCTGCAACGACCTATTAGCAGCAATCAATTATTATCCATTATATGCCGACAGCTTCGGCTTCGTAAGGTCCAGAGAATACGAACTGCCGGACGGACGCAGCATCGATGCATTTTATGCGACAGACAAGGCTTCAATCATACAGCCGGGAGCTCAGGAGGAGCTGGACATTTTCGGAGCGCCGAACAAGATCGTGAGATACCTCGAAAATGCGGAAAGACAATACATGATATCAAGCGTTACGAACGACGATCCAAACAGCAAGCTGTCAACGGTCAGCCGGGGACGAGTGATAACAGATATCGCTGCTGTTTCAGATATAGCGAACCAGGGCTCGCTTGACGCATATGTCGCACGAGTAATGGCCGAGAGTAAAGTATATCAAAAGATAGTATTTGAAACACTAAACATGCCGAATCACGAATACAACGACTGCTTATATGTCGATGATTCGGAGCTGGACATAGCCGGCAAATATACAGAAATCGCCTGGGAGATGGACCTTTGGACAGGCGGCAAGATGAAACATCAATGCAGGAAGGCGGTGGGCTTGTAAATGCTATTCGATAACGTAATAGAACAGATTCAGGCATCCAAGAAGGAGGAGGCCGAGGTCGTGATCGTCAAGCTCGGTGAGGTAACATCAGTAACACCCGGCGGCCGCGCATACGTCAAGCTATATGGAGACGGAAGCCCATCAACAAAACTATATACATATATCGACGGATACTTCCCGGAGCAGGGCGACAAAGTAGCACTGTTGCCCCAGGGAAAGACTTATATAATACTCGGCAAGGTCAACGATGAGAACCCGATCGAGATATATGCAAAGATAAAGTGGGTGGAGGAAAACTTCTGCCCGATAGAGTACAAGAGCATCATAGAGGATGCATCAAACCCGGCAGAAGATATCACCTTCGGGAACTATGCACTGCTGCCAACAACGGACAACAAGGACACCCTCGGAAGCGCAGCGAAGAACTTCAAGGAGATTTTTATCAAGAAGCTCACGCTGGACGGGGAGAGCTTCACGAAGATATACCAGGACAGGATCTTTGTTGTAAATTCCGGAACCACATACTCACTGATCGCAACATACGCAACAGGAACCATAACGCTCACACCGTCCACCAATGATGCATGGGCACTTGGAACGAGCGCAGCAAAACTGAAGGAGATCTGGACAGGTTTATTCAGGGGAGCATGGAAAAGCGGGCAGTCAACAGAGCGACAGCTTTCATGGAACAGTTCAAATGCACTGGTACCGGATACAAACGAATCGGTGGATTTGGGATCCAGTTCGCTGCATTTCAAAGACCTATACATCCGGAGAGTGATCGGAGCATTCGCACACGACAGCTCAAATGGGTATATATCGTGGACTTCGGCAACGGTCCTCGCGCCATCAGCGACGGACAGCATAGAACTGGGAGCTGCAGCGAAGCAGTTCAACAAGGTTTATACAAAATCAATTTTTATTAACGGGACAGAGTTCCTGCCGGCGAACATAACGGTGGACAAATTGCATACTACGTACGGGCAGCAGAACAGAGACCTTACATTATCGGCTGATATTAGCGGAATGTACCTGCTGCCGAGCGTAAACAATTTTTTAAAGATCGGCTCGTCAAGTTACAAGCTGGCGGAGGTAATAGCGACAAAATTCACCGGAGATTTGACCGGAGACATAACCGGCAATTTAAAAGACGGAAACACATACACGGTGGGCTTTGACAGCTCACACAACCTGAACCCGAGCGCAACGAATGCAATCGGACTGGGTACTTCGTCATATCAGTATAACAAGGTATATACAAAAGAGCTTTATCTGAACGGAACGAAGTTCGAGCCATCCGGAACCACTACAAACGCGCTAACGGATGATACCGGAGGATATTCCAGGTCACTGACGCTGACAAGCACAAGCACCGGGGCAACGATCCTGCCATCGGTAAGCGAAACATTCTCCCTCGGCAGCAGCGATGCAAAGCTGAAAGAAGTCACAGCGCTGACATTTACCGGAGACCTGGACGGAGGACTGAAGGATGGAAGCAACACGCTGAAGTTCGACAGCTCCCACAACCTCACCCCGAGCACGTCGGAGCTTTTGAGCATCGGAACGGCGACAAAGCTACTCAAAAACCTATATGCGCAGTATTTATTCGGAGACCTTGACGGAAAATGGAGGGACGGATCACAGTACAACATGGGATTCGATACCTCGCACAATCTGGTGCCGAGCACGACCAATGCGCTCAGTATGGGAACATCTACAAAGCAATACGACAAGGTATATGCAAGAGAGTTCTACATGGACGGGGTAAAGATAGATTTATCCCAGGCGACAACATCCACACTGAAGGCGGTCAATGGATCATATACAAGAACGATCACACTGACGGCAAGCAGCCAGGGCTCGAAACTGTCACCTGCGACAAATAATACTTATCAGATAGGCGAATATAACTATCAATTCCGGGAGATTTTCGCATACTACTTCTGCGGAGCATTGAGGAACTACACCAGCTCGTCAAACTATCAATCGATAGAATGGGATAATAATAACAACTTTTATCCCAGCACGACGAACACCATCAGCCTGGGAACGGCCAACAAGCAATTTAAAAACATATACGGGCAAAATATATATGTAAACGGGACAGCGGTCAGCTCAGACCGGAGAAAAAAGGAAGAGATCGCACCGCTTGACTGGAGATATAAAGAGTTTTTTAAAAACTTAAAGCCGGTGGCTTTTAAGTATATAGACGGTACCTCCGGGCGAAAGCATACCGGATTTATAGCTCAGGAAGTAGAAGAAGCAGCAGAAAAGGCAGGGCTTAACGACAAAGAGCTGGCTGTCGTAGTAAAGGATCCGGAAGGCGACTATTATCTCAGATACGAGGAAATAATCGCGGTCCAGACCGAAGTCATACAGCAGCTGATGGCCAAAGTCGAAACATTGGAAAGCGAAAAGAAACTCGCAGAATCCAAAATGAACAAATTAGAAGCAAGGCTTCAAAAGATAGAGCAATTTATATTTGAAAACTAAGGAGGAGCAAACAAATGACGCAAAAGTATCAAGTAAAAGTCAGCATGAAGCAGGCCGCAATCGTAGAGACTGGCATCGTGCTCAAGCAGGGCGACTTCGGAATGCAGATCGAGATCGAAGTCCTCGACTTTGACGCAACCGGAACAACTCCGCAGATTGTATTCCGTAAGGCGATGGGCGCTGTGGAATCGACAACGATTACCGTATCCGGCAATAAATACACATATACCTTCAAAGGAACAGAGCTGGACACACCCGGAAAATGCTTCTGCGATTTAAAACTAAAGAACAGCACAACGCAGAGAATATCAACAGCCTCGTTTATGTTTAAGGTCGTAGCAGATACCCTGGACGGACTGGCAGAGGAATCAAGCAGCTATTCGGATACCATCGAACAAATAATAAGTGGATATGAAGATGATGTGGACGAGTTCAAGGAATCTCTGGCAAACTATATGTTTATACCTTTGGAATGGACTCAGGGAAAATATATAAAGGCAGACGGATCAGCAGATGGATCAAGTGCAAATATGTTTGCTACAAGCAAAGTATATTTTAACGAAAATAGCAAATATATACTTATTTCATTCACTCCGAGCACATATGCGGTAGAATTTAGAATCGCTCAATATAATGAATCAGACGAAGTGATAGAGTATTTAGCATTAAGTAAAACAAATTATAAATTGCCCTGGGCAATAAATAGTAATACAAAATATATCCGCATTTCAAATGGAACATTTAACGCAGTAACAGGGGCAGATCTTAAACATATTCTTGCTTCTATGGAGTTTATAGAAGAAGCAGAGCTTCATCCGATGGCAAAATACATAGATCCAATAAGTAATCAGACAAAGTTGGAGCTTTATTCTCTTTCATGGGAAAACGGGAAGTATTTAACAAACAATCAAACAATTTCCACTAATCCAGGTATGTGGTTATCTGGTAAAGTTCCTGTGTCGGTCCTTTCTGATTTGCTTGAAATTAAATTTACACCCATAACAACTGGCGAATGTCGTGTGAGATTTTTCAACCAAAGCGATGTACAAGTAGGTGGAAATATAAATATCACAACAGGCAAGATACAGTTCGCAGTCCCTTCAGGCGCTTCATATATGAGAATGAGCACCGGAAAATATGATGCTACAAATACCCTGAAGGAAGTTCTCGGAGAAGTTGAATTTATTATCACCGTTGATGGAGTAAACGCAATACATGAAGATTTGGATTCAAAGACTCCATTCGGACAAATAGATTTAATGTCCGTAAATTGGACTGTCGGAAAATTAATATCAGGTACAGGTGCCATAAGCAACAATGCAGGTTTTATTCTTTCAGATCCTATAAGTATAAGCAGAATAAAAGAATTGTATGTTCTTCTGATTAAGAGCGCATATGTTGCCGAAGTAAGATTTTCACAGTATAACAGAAAAATGGAATGGCTGGGTAATACAGGCTTAGCTGATAAAGTAACTATACAGACAAATCCGAATGCGGCTTATTTTAGACTCAGTGTAGGTAACTGGGACAGCAATCCTATGACTACGGACATAGTGAAAAACAGTCTAACTCTTATCATGAAGGAACCCTTTAAAAAGTTAAGAGATGCCATTGCTCCTTGTAAATGTTTAGGTGAAATAAATACCCAAGCAGACAAGTGGAAAACAAGAAAATATATCAATGGGACCGGAGGAATATCTGATAATGTCGGAATGATCATGTCAGATAAAATATACTTCATGGATGAAAAAGAGATTTTAATTCAGTTTATCCGGTCAACCATAATGATCGAGGCGCGATTTGCACAGTATGACAGCTCCGATGCTATGGTCGGAAACATGATCCAGATTTCAGACACAAAAACCATACAAAGAAACACAGATGCAGTATATTTTCGCATTAGTGCCGGGAACTGGAATAACGTAGAAGTAACAGAAGCTCAAGCAACAGAAGCCCTGCATGTATATGAATATCAAAGATTCAGAGATCTTACAAGGCTAATATCAAATAATACCATTTTAGACCGATGCGCGGAACAGATACCGAATGTTTTTGCGGGATGTAGCGCATACAGAGCAAAGAGCGAATCAACAGCAGGACCTACAAAAAACTTTGCATTACTTATGATATCCGATTCACATGGGGATACTGTAAGACTTCAGAATGCTGTTGATCTGCTGAACGGATGCGAGGCTATTGACGGGATGATTCACCTGGGCGATGCTCTCACAAGTAACTACAATACAACAGAGCCGGCTGCATTTGCTGAAATTGTTAATACATCCTCAAAGCCAGTTTTAGCAGTTCTGGGCAATCATGATTCAAGAAACTATAAGACTACACAATGCACCATCGAGCAGGCTGTTACAGCATATCAGAAATCTACAACGCTTGGAAGCATTTATGAAGATAGAGGCTATGCTTATTATGATTTTGATAATTATAAAATCAGAATTATTATGTTAAATGATTTTGACTATCCAAATGATCTTGACGGAGATAACAATTATAAGTATTATGGCGCAGAAACGATGTTCCTCCAAGAACAAGTTGACTGGTTTGTAGATACTTTGGAAAATACTCCGAATGATTATACAGTAATAATAGCATCCCATTATACAGAACCTTCGACATTTGATGGAACAAAAATACCGCTTAGAGAAGATGCGCAAGATGTGTCTGGATTACACTATGGATCAACAGGCTATATGGGCGATACCATTGTCGGAGACATTGTTCACGCATTTACAGAAAAAACTACGCTGAGCAAATCTTATACATACACTTTGCCCGGATCCGTAACAGGTGTTACGGTAGATGCAGATTTTTCAGCAAGAACAAATTCGTTGTTTGCTTGCTATATATGCGGACATACACATCGTCAAAGCATAGGTAAAAATACTGCTTACACAGACCAAGTCGTATATATCAACGATACGTCATGCCTTTATGCTGGAAATAATTCATCAACGATGTGGCCTTCGTACTGGTCATTACTTGCAAGAAATCCTAAAGGTAAAACACAGGACGTACTAACTGTGCTCTGTATTGATACCGCAAACAAAATGATCAATCTTGTAAGAGTTGGAGCAGATAAGAATATGTATGGAGACGATAGCAGCTTTATAAACTATTCATATGATCCACAGCAATGATAAATTTTGTAATGATATCTGGGCGAGAGCAATTCTCGCCCAGGATTACAATTTTTCAATAGGTCGCACAAGGTAAATGATAGTATAATTAAGGCATAAAGAAAAAGGAGGACTTATGGGGAAAAAGCTGGCAAAACTAATCGATGTTAAAAGCATAGTAACCTTTTTACTGACCGGAGGCTTCATCTACCTGGGGATAACCCAGGCAGTGAAGCCCGACCAGTACCTGACAATCTATACGATGATAATATCCTTCTACTTTGGCACGCAGGTGGGGAAGAAGGAAGGGAAGGAGGACAACGACAATGAAGATAATTCTCGGTAACGCAGTACACGATGAGAACGGCAGGGCCAACAACGGAAAGCCTGGAGATCAGCTGCAGAAGAAAAAAGACGACTACTCCGGAGAGGTCAAGCTTCAGGATTTTTATGAAAATAAAAAGGGATGGATCATACTCAGGCCGAAAAAGACACAGCTCGCCAAAACGATGGCAGCGCTTATGAAGATTGCCTGCAATAACGCAAACATAGGATACAGCCAGAACGACCGCGAAAGCATATACTCGCACGGGATAGACACAAAGACACCGACGAACTGCGACTGCTCCTCTTTGGTAAAGGAAGTGGTCGAGGAAGCATCCGGGAAAAAGATCCCGGACTTCTACACCGGGAACGAGGTCGAGATCCTCGAAAAGACCGGACTATTTGCAAAGCCGAAGGAGTACAAGAAAAATACAACGCTTTATGACGGGGATATCATAGTCACCAAGACAAAAGGACATACGGCAATCGTAGTGGAAGGAATGCCCAGGCGCAACCCGTATGCAAAGCCGCTGGACAACGTAACCTCGGTGGCAAACGCTAAAAAGGAAGGCTGCAAGAATTATATATCAAAGGGCGAGCCGGTCGAGTGGGTACAGTACGAGCTCTGCAAAAACGGATACCAGTCCGAGATTGACGACTGCGGAGGCATCGACGGGGAATGCGGAAAAGGGACCGTGGAATGTATAAAGAAATTCCAGGAAAAAGCAAAACTCGAGGCGGACGGAATCTGCGGACCTAAGACACGGGCAGCATTGGAGGGCGAATAATGGAGTGGATAGGACTTATCGGAACCTTAATAACCGCCATAGGATCCTTAACGGCCGTAATCATAACCAACCGGGCAAACAACGAAAAGATGCTGCACCAGATGGAGCTGCAGCAGGTAAACATCAGGGCAGAGCTGAAGCAGGCGCAGGCCGTGACGGATACAAAGATCGATGAGCTCACGAGAGAAGTCCGTGAGCACAATAACTTTGCGAAGAGGGTTCCAGTCATCGAGGAACAGATCAAAGTGGCGAATCACCGACTCACAGACCTCGAAGCAAGGGCAAAATAACAGTGGTCACAAAATGGGTATAGAAAAATTGAGTAAAAGCGTTAAATTTTAAGCGTTTCGACAAACTGGTGAAATAGACTCTTAATACGGTAACCTGGGATTGCATACATTGACGACTTAAATTGACTATTAATCAAAGTAGAAGAAAAGAGGCGGATATTTGATTATATCTGTCTCTTTTCGTTTATTTGTGAGTTGCACAAGAATTGCAACTCCTTTTTAAGAATGGCTTAAAACAAGGTATAAGGAACCCATAAATTTGTGACTTTTGTCACTTTTATCTTACATGCGAACAGAATGCCCAAAGCATAAGAAAAACGCTGAAAGTCAAGTAAATATAAGGCTTTCAGCGTTTATTTTTATCTGTTTATTTGCGTCTGTTTTAGTCCGTTTTTATCGTTTTTTGAGTTGCACTTGAGTTGCAGAGTTGCACAAAAAGTTGCACAAAATCACATTACCATTGATGACATCTTCGACCTGGTATTTTCCTTCTTTTCGTCCAAGTGGGCATATACTTCCATAACCATCTTATATGATGTGTGGCCCATCTGCCTTTGACATTCCTTCAGGCTTACTCCAGCATAATAGCACTCGGTAGCGAAGTTATGTCTAAAAACGTACGCTGTGATTCCTGAGCCTTCAAGACCTGCCTTCTGAAGTATGTGCTTGAATATCGTATCATATTTGTAAGAACTCATTATTTGCCCCGTATTGTCCCCTAACACATTGTAAGTGGATATTTTATCAAGCGTGTGTTTAATGCCCTTTAAAATCGATTCTGAGACGATTACGGAGCGTATTGAGGAATTTGTCTTTGGTACGGATATCGAAAAGAACCTTCCATTGTCAAACTGTACGCTTTTTGATATTGAAATGGTCCCATTTTTAAAATCGAAGTCATCCTTATTCAGAGCGTACGCTTCTGCAGGTCGGCATCCGGTACCATAGAGGAGCAAAAGCAGAAGTCTCTCCTGGGGCTGAAGGACTGCGGAACGAAGCTTTGTTTTTTCCTCTTCCATCAATGCCCTTTTTTCCTGGGGAATATGACGAGGCATATCAATCTCGATACATGGATTCTTTAACATGATACCATCTTCTTTTGCTGACTTAAAAACCTGCTTCAAGGTCAGAAGAATGATCTCACATGTCCTCGGATGGGCTGCATTTTCGTTTATGATCTGCTGGATCATCATACGATTTATTTTGCGGATGGGGATATCGTTTAACGACTCGCAATAGGTCAGCTTGTGTTTATACATATTTCTCGTCTGAATGCCTTTATTTGCTTTGTAGATATTCAGCCAGTTCTCGGCATAGGTGCCGAACGTCGTATTGTCTGATATCGTAAGACCATTCGCAAGGTCCGCTTTAGCTTCCATGATCTTTTGCTCCAGCTCCTTGATGGTTGGTGCAGAAAAGTACTTCTTTATCGGCTTACCGTCTGGACCATAGCCAAGTTGTATTGAGGTGCGGTAAAGTCCGCTTTTTTGTTTGGTATATTTTGCCATAGGTCACTCCCCTTTCGTAACATCATAGACAAGCTCGCAGTTTTTAAAGACCAAGAGCTTTCGTTCGTGATTGTCTTCATTGACGACCTGCACAAAGACGGTCATACCCTCGACATCGTTCAGGATCAGATTCGCGTCGATAGAGTTCGCATACTGCAGGACGTTATATTTTGTTTTATTCCACTCGGCCAGGGCTTCGCTGTCCCCATCATAAGCTTTTTTTGAGGCAGCAGTCAAGCCCGATTCCCAGAGGCTGACCGTGAGGACATCATCGGAGCTGTCGATAGAATAAAAATATGGACTATATCGCAGCTCAACCTTCGAGATATCAACAGCCGATTCTTTCCGCTTGCTTTCCGGACGAGCTACCTTCAAAACAATAAAGATAATAAGAGCGCTTACAGCTATAATGCCGCATACTTCTATAATACGGGCACGCAGGGCACCTTTATCGATTACCGGGCCGTCAGGATCAGAATGGTATGCCATAAAACCTCCTATTCACACAAAGACTTCAAGATCGCAATGGCATCTTTCAAATTTTCGGGCTTTACATCCAGGGCGACACGATAGAGCTGCGCCCGGAGACTGGCCGGGCCCATAATCGGTTCTTTGTTAACCGTAACCGTTACCGGCTCGCGACCTTCGGCTTCATAGGTAGCGGTCAAGCTTTTAATTCCATCCATATGCATTAGCCAGTCAGGATCACAATGCCAGCGCGTAGCCATACGATTTATATAATCACGATCAATGTTTTTAACTAAGCCCTTCTCCCATTTGTAAACCGTCTGCCGGGATACACCGAGCCATTCCGCCAGATCCTCGCGGGAGATCCCTTCGGCTTCCCGTTTATCATGGATCCGCTGTCCCATAATCTTACTCATAAGAAACACCTCCTTGCTTTTGCTATATCGGAAAAGTTTACAAATATATTAACCTTTTTCGCAACAAAAATCAAGAAAATATAAAAAAAAGTTAGAAAAACATAAAAAAATGATTGACAAATAAAAAACGAAGGTTTACAATGACAACCAGAAGTTAACCAAAGCAACGAAAGGAGGCAACATGGTCAAGCAGGAACTAAGGGCGGTGATGATCCGATTCGGTGACCGCCAGGAAGACCTCGCCGCAGCGCTGGGCATAGCACCGGCGACTTTATCAAAGAAGATGAACGGCGAATCAGTATTCACACAGCCTGAGATTGAGATAATCGCCCTGCGTTACAAGTTAACCGCAGAGGATATCCAGAGAATTTTTTTTGCTCAGACGGCAAACTGAATATTAACAAGGTTACGAAGAAGGCAACGAAAGGAGCAACCAACACATGATCATCAAAGCAAACAAGCTCAGAGAACGGGGACTTCCATCGAGCAAGATCCGCCAGCTCTGCCACATGCAGGGCAGCCCATTCTTTCAGACCGCAGAAGGCGGCACCTGGTATGTCGATGAGGTAAAGCTCGACAAATTCCTCGATAAACTGGCGGAAAGGAAAGAGACATATGCATAAAGACGAACTAAGCCTGGACGATATAATATCCCTTTTTAGCGTAATAGGGATGCTGCTATCCATCATCATGCTGGTGGGCATAGCCGGAGGAGTTGACTGCGACAACATAACAATATTTGACGCAGCAAAGAAGGGCATCGTGTGGTGCATTGTACTGACATTGTCAGTCATGGGGATGTTGAAGGTCGAGAAGGACGAAGAAGAAAGCGAGTTCGATAATCTATGAGCAATATCAAAATGACAACGTACCGGAGCCGCAAAGGATGGCTGGATAACCGGACAGGGATCGGCGGATCGGACGCGGCCTGCATCCTGGGGCTTAATCCCTGGACAACGAATCTGGATATATTCAACTATAAGACCGGCAGGGACAAAGCGCCGGACATATCGAAAAAAGAAGCCGTGAAATTCGGGCACGATGCCGAGGCAGCAATCCGGAGACTGTACGCTTTAGATCATCCGGATTACAAAGTGAACTATAAACCGAACAACAGCTGGACAAACGACGCTTATCCATTCGCCCAGGCTTCACTCGACGGATGGCTGAACGATAAAGACAACCGGCTCGGGATCCTGGAGATTAAAACGACAGAGATTCAGCGAGACCGGGACTGGGACAAATGGAAAGGTAGCATTCCTCAAAACTACTATATCCAGGTCCTGCATTACATGATGATACTCGAGGCGAGCTTCACAGAGCTCCGGGCATACATCAAATACACAACGCAAGGCGAGAAGCGGGTGGCGATCAGGGACTACCACATCGAGCGTGCGGACGTAGAGGAAGACATCAATTACTTAATGGAAAAAGAAAAAGAGTTCTGGGAGTGCGTAGAAAAGAACACACCGCCGGCCCTGATACTGCCGGAGCTCAAATAGGAGGAAAAAAATGGAGTTACATGTCCAAGAGTACAGCCTTCCGGAGGCGATAACCTTCAACTTTGAGGAGCTGAAGACAGCCATCACGGAGAAGTCGGAACAGTATGCAAAGATTGTATATACCGACGACAACATCAAGGCAGCAAAGGAAGACAGGGCTGACCTTAACAGACTTAAAAAGGCGCTGAACGACGAGCGCATCAGGAGACAGAAGGAGTACATGAAACCCTTCGACAACTTCAAAGCCAAGATCGATGAGATTATCGGCATCATTGACAAGCCGGTCCTGGCGATCGACAAACAGATCAAGGAGTACGAGGCGATAAAGCAGGACGAGAAAAAGGCAAACATCGAGGAAATGTTCAAGAATATGCTCTTCCCGGAATGGATGACCGTCGAGCAGATCTGGAACCCGAAGTGGCTGAACGCATCGACGAGCATGGCATCGATTGAAACCGAGCTTTTAAACCAGAAGAACGACATCATCAGGAACTGCCAGACGCTGGCAACCCTGCCGAACTACTCACACGAGGCGGTGCTTTTCTACCAGAAGACGCTGGACGTATCCGGAGCGCTCGCAAAGGTAACAGAGCTGGCAGACATCGAAGCCAAGAAGAAGAAAATGCTCGAGGAAGAAGCAAAGAAAAGGGAAACAGAAAACGCTTTTATTCCGGTACCGGAACAGAGCCCGGTGATTGAGGTCGAGAGGATCCAGGAAGAAGAAGCACCGGAGCCGAAAATGTGGGTGGGCTTCGAGGCATATCTTAACAAGACGCAGGCGGCACTTTTAAAAGACTTTTTCAACGAAAACAATATAGATTTTAGACCGGTAAGGATAAAGGAGGATTAAGACATGGCAGTATCAAACAGTTTAGTGCAGAGCAAGGCAAACACAAAGATGGGGATGACAGCATACCTTACACAGGACGCTGTAAAAGATCAGATAAACAAAGTCATAGGCGGCAAGAACGGAACCCGCTTTATTACCGCGATAATATCCGCAGTCAACAACAACGAACAGCTGCAGCAGTGCACAAACCAGAGCATCCTGTCCGCAGCACTTCTCGGAGAGAGCCTAAACCTTTCACCTTCACCGATGCTCGGATATTACTACCTCGTACCCTTTAACGACAAAAACAAGGGCAAGGTCGCACAATTCCAGATCGGATACAAGGGACTTATCCAGCTGGCCATCAGATCAGGACAGTATAAAAAGATAAACGTCATGGCGATAAAGGAAGGCGAGCTCGAATATTTTGATCCTTTAAACGAGGACATCAAGGTAAATTTAATGGTCAGCGACTGGAATGCCAGGGAGAAGGCGAAGACGATCGGATACTATGCAACCTTTGAGCTGACGAACGGCTTCAAGAAATCAATATACTGGAGCAAGGAGCAGATGGAAGCCCATGCGGAACAGTATTCGATGGGATACAAGGCAAAAAAGGGATACACCTTCTGGGAGAAGGACTTCGACGCGATGGCATACAAGACGATGCTCCGCCAGCTACTCAGCAAATGGGGAATCATGAGCACCGAGATGATGAGCGCCATCGATTCGGACGAGGCAGTCATAAACGAGGACGGGACAAAGACATACGTCGAGACCGAGGAAATAATCGACGCACCGGCAGCAGAACCGAAGCAGGAAGAAAAGGAACCTGCACCGGCACCTGCAGAGGATCCCGCAGCCGCACTCTTCGGAGGTAAGTGATGGCCTGGAGGAACTACAAAGCCGGAAATAAATACCACGCGAAAAAGGTCAGCATTCTGGGTGAAGTGTTCGACTCAAAGCGCGAAGCCGCCAGATATATGGAGTTGAAAGAACTCGAAATGGCAGGAAGAATCTCCGGACTCCAGAGACAAAAGAAGTTCGTACTGGTACCGGCTCAATACGAGCCGGAAACCACCGGACCGAGAGGTGGCAAGATCAAGGGAAAGCTCCTCGAACGAGAAGTGGCCTATTATGCCGATTTTGTATATTTCGACGAGGAAGAAAAAGACTTCGTGATCGAGGACACCAAAGGAGTGAGGACTCCGGAATATATCATAAAAAGAAAATTAATGCTCTGGCTGAACGGGTACCAGATCAGGGAGGTATAAAATGGCTGGATGGGTGAAGATACACCGGCAAATTCAAGATAATGCAATCTGGATGAGTGACGAACCATTCGACAGCCGGAGCGCTTGGATTGATTTAATACTAATGGCTAATCACGAAGACAAAGAAGTCTATCAAGGCGGCCAGTTTTTCAAGATTAAAAGAGGACAACTTCACCGCAGCCAGATCAAGCTCGCAGAACGGTGGCACTGGAGCAAGAAAAGGGTTATCAAATATCTAAAAGAATTGAAAAAAGTCCGAATGATTGACTTTGAAACATACAAAGGTGGGGCAACGCAGGGAACAACGATAACCATAGTAAATTACGATACTTTTCAAGTTTTAGGGGCAACGGAGGGAACAACGCTCGACACATCGGAGGGAGCATCACCGGAACAACGCTCGACACATAAACAAGAATATAAGAATGATAAAGAAATAAAGAAAGAGAGAGAGGAGCCCGAGCTCCCGCAGACAAAACCTTCCCGATTCCCGACTGGAAAATATAACAACGTATTCCTGAGCCAGGAGGAATGCGCCAGCCTTTCCAGGGAATACGGTCAAGCAGAATCGCAAAGGGTAATCGAGAAGCTGTCAGAGTATATGGCAACCCATAAAACGAAGTACAAAGACGATGGCCATTACGCGATCATATGCCAATGGATCCGGGAGGATAAAGAGAAGCCAAAGACAACAAAGTCAAAGGCGCAGGATTTCAAACAGAGGGATTACACGGACGAACAATACCTGGCGATGGAACGCAAGAAACTGGGCATAACATAGCCCATAAAAAATATAATGCCCGTCAACGCATCAGGCACATGCACAAGAAAAAATATATCACACATCAAAGGGCATTGCATCACAGAGGTAGGGACAGAAATGTCCCTACCAGAAAGGAGATACATGGACCAGATTATAGCCTGGATCCTGTCGGTGATCATAGCAGCGGCCAGCTTCACAGCAGAATCGAAACCGGCATACACGCAGGAAGATGTAAAACTTGTGGCGGAGATTATCTATCATGAGAACTGGTACACCGACAAAGATCACCTGGCGGCATACTACACCGGAGCGGTCATATATAACAGATGGAAGTCTCCGAACTGGCCTGACACGATAAAGGAAGTTATTTACCAGAAGAACCAGTACGCAGTCCTGCCGAAGCTATTCACGGAGCCGATCCCGGACGAGTGCTATCAGATGGCGGAGGATATCTTAAAGAACGGAGCTCCGGATGTCCCGGCAAACGTAGTATATCAAGCGACATTTAAGCAGGGATCAGGAGACTGGATTCCGCCGATAAATGGTGAACATTTTTGTTTTGAATGAAAGGAGAAAAGCGTTATGTACATCAATGAAACATGCGAGCATTACTGCGGAGACGAGGACTGCGCAAAATGCGATAAATACGGAATATTGACAGGCGGATGCGCTGGCTGTGAAGAAAACAAGGATGAAGAGGAGCGGATGAGCATATGGGCAAATTGAGTAAAGAAGAGCTGGCGAGATATGGAGGAGCTGACTGGGCACTTCGCATGTGTGAGAAATATGGGATTGAGGAATGCAGAAAAGATTTTGAACGAAGAAACATTTTGTCTATTCCACTGAAGGTATCAAAGAACGATATAGACGAGGCGGTTCTGAAGATTAAGCAAAATGTAATGACTACAGTTTTGCTGATGGCCTGCGCTACACTTCGAGACGAGTATGGATTCGGATATGACAGGATGACAAGATTTATCAAGAGATTTAATACTAAGGCTGCTTGTTTAGTAGATAAATTTGTTTACTGGAAAGATCTGCAGCAGAGCGTCAAAGAAGAGACAGGAATTTTTATAGACCTTCCGGAAGAGTTCATGGAAATGGAGGAATGAGATGCGAGCAGCAAATGGAGAATTTAGATCCAGAGTATACACAGACAGACCAGCATACGCAGATCAGGAAGCACCGGAAAAGTTCATGTCGATAATAGGCATCATCGGCACCAGGCTAAGACAACATCCGAATGCAATATGCTCATATTCCGGAGGGAGTGACAGCGACATTCTGCTGGATCTCTTAGAGAGGGCAAGGCATATGTTCGGAATGCCACCGATAAAATACTGCTTCTTTAATACCGGACTTGAGATGGCAGCCACAAGGAGACACGTCAAGGAAGTAGAAAAAAAGTACGGAGTTGAGATCACAGAGTACAGACCAAAGAAAAACATAGTCCTGGCGACAAGAGAGTTCGGGATTCCGTTTGTATCAAAAATAATGAGCTCAGCGCTTGAGACGGTCCAGAAGAAAAACCTGCCATTTTCAATCAAAGAGGAATATGACCAGGCAGAGGACAAAGAAGCAAAGAGACAAGAACTCAGAGAGCGATATCCCGGAGCAGAGCAAGGCATAAACTTCTTATGCTGCTGCAATTCGAAGGGCGAGCCGAGACCGGACATCCAGCTCGTGATAAACAGCTCGCCATTCATGTACGAGTTCATGAAAGAGAATCCAATACCGTTTAAATGCTCCGCTAAGTGTTGTGATTATTGCAAAAAGCAGGTGGCGCATAAAGTCCAGAAGGACTTCGAGATGGTAATAACCGGAGAACGAAGAGACGAGGGAGGGATGCGGTCGGTACCAAAGAACCTCGCACCGGGGGAGACGATGTGCTTCTCAGAAGAGGCAAGCGGACAGTTCAGATTCAAACCTTTGTATTATGTATCGGATGCAGACAAGCTCTGGTACAAGAACGAGTTTGGAGTTAAATACTCGGACGCATACGAGGTGTACGGATTGACAAGGACAGGGTGCTGCGGATGTTCGATATCATCAAAGGCAATAGCGGACCTTGAGCTGATAAGACCATATGAGCCAAACGTAGTGAAAGCCGCATATAACATCTTCGGAGCGAGTTATGAATACCGCAAAAAGTATAACGAATTTAAAGCAAAGAAGTACGCAGAGGCAAATCAATGCGCTGGGCAAATGACTATTGACGATTGGATGAAGGCATGGGAGGTATAAGATGAAAGGACAAATAGATATTTTTGAGGCATTCCCAAAAACAGTTAATCCTCCGCCAGTATTGGAATGCATGAAAACTTGCGCAAGGGCCAACATCTACACTGATTACTTTCCATTACAACGAGATGGGAAAAGATGCTGTTATGGCCTCCACCAGGACGGAACGACAGGGGATGATTGGTATCAAGTTGTAAAAAACAATCTTGTGACCTTTTACTGCAAATATTACAAGATGAAGGAGAAATAAAGCATGGGATGGATTGACAGAGAGGTGAGTGAATGAATCTGAAAAAGAGAACACCCGAAGAAATGAAAGCGTATGTTGAAGGATATAATGCTTGTAATGAGATGTTTAGAAAGTATCTGGAACAAAAAAGGTCTGTTGAGAATGCTATTGAGACAATGGATGTGATAGTGGCAGCAGTGAATGGAGTAATTGACAGAGAGGTGAGCGAATGACAGCACTTGAAAAATGGAAAAATGATTTTAAGGAATTTATCAGCGAGTTGTCAATGCCAAGGGATGATTATAAAGGCATAATGGCATATATTGATGAAGTACCAAACGAAGCATTAGAGCAACAACCTTGTGATGATTGCATAAGCAGACAAGAAGCGATTAATTGCGTAACACTCAATGAATTTAGATATAAAATAGTTGAAGATATGAAAACATTACCCTCCGTCACACCAAAAGAAAAGACAGGGCATTGGAAACCAATAGAGTATGATGGTTATGCAGATGGTTATCCAGTATGGGATGTATGGGAATGCTCTGAATGTGGATTGGAACATAATGGAGATAAAGAAAGTTTGACGGCATTCTGTCCCGATTGCGGAATAAAGATGATTGAGCCACAAGAAAGTGAGGGATAAATATGGATAAAGAATGGGAGGTCGAAGCCACCATAAAGATTAGAACATCATTCTTTTGCGATACAAAGGAAGAAGCAGAGGAAGAAGCGCATAAGTATTTGTCGGAATTATGCCAAAGTTTATATCCAGATTGCTGTTCTAATGATTATG